CGGAGCCGTTCGGGAGCTGCACGCGCACGAGCTTCTGCGACTGCGGCATTGTCATGGTCCTTCCGTGGTTGGCAGGTGAATCAGCGGTACTTCGTAGGTGTCGCGGCCGTAGAAGACGGGCTTCCCGTCGGGTTGGAGCATGTCGTCGTCGCGCCACACCCACGGCGAAGTGAGGACGTCGACCAGACCGGTCTTCCGGCCGTCGATGGTGAGTCGTGCCCGTGAGAGCACGGTGCGGGCTTTCTCGCCGGCCCACTTCGCCTGGTTCCGGTCGATCCCGACGAAGGTGACCATGAACCCGACAGTGCGGACGCTGCGGCGCCCAGACAGCCGCAGCGTTCCTTCGATACCCGGGGCGCCGTAGTAGACGATGAACGGCAGGTCGACTGGGACGACCTTGCTGGACGTGTCGACCGGGACGTACCCGTCGAACACCGTCAGCCCGTCGGCCTTGAGGAGCGCGATGACTGCGTCGTCGACGGCCCTCACTTCTCACCGCCGAGAACGGACTCTTCGGCGGCGTCGGCGAACATCTCGAGGATCTCCGGGGTACTCCGCCGCAGCGCCGCCGTGTGGTCGTACACCGGCAGGTTGTTGACCGACCCGTAGACGATGATGTGCGCAAGCGAACCCTGTGTGCCGGCCTTCGGGGAGAGGCCGATCTCGACCTCCCACTCGCCGCGCATCTCGTGCGAGACCGCGGCTGCCAGCTTCGGCAGGTACCGGTGCCCTGAGGCGTCGACCCGCATGCCGGCATCGATGATCTCCCCGGCCTTCCGCAGCGTCTTCGGCGCGGCGCGCTGGATCCGCAACCGGGCGCCACGCAGGTCGATCTCGAGGTTGCGGAGCTCGCCGTTGTCGTCGAGCATCACCCCGGTCATCCGATGAGCTCCTTGACCCTGAACCTGCGGTGGGTGGCCTGCGACTTGTGGTAGAGCCCCTGAACGTTCATCAGCCGGCCCTCGAGCGACGCATCGGTCGGGCACGACAACATCTCGGCGATGTTGTCCGGCCGCACGTTCGAGGACGACCCGATGTCGCCCGGACCGGGTTCGACGGGGAGCTGCAGCGTCATGGTCAGGTAGGTCCACTCACGTTCGCCGGCAGTGGTCTCGACGACGTTGGAGTTGATGTCGGCCTTCACCTGGATCCGGCACTTGCCCTCGTACACCACGATCCGCGGCACCGGCGGGTACTGGCCGGTGCTCTCGTCGAGCACAGGCGCAGGCGCGTCCGGATCCGGCTTGGTGATCCGACACCGGTCGAGCATGAGGGATTCCATCTCCGCACGGCCTTCGAGGACCGTGCGGGTGATCTCAGCAGCCGAGGCCATTTGACGGCACCCTGAGCCGGATCGACTTGGCCCTCTTCACGCCCCTCTTCCCGACCAGGTCGTTGACCTCCTCGTCGGTGAGGTAGACGCCGGCGCGCACCGAGTCCGCGTTTGCGTACCGGATGGTCTTCTTCCAGTCGTCGACACCACTGGTCACCGACTCGACGCCGTCGACGTTGCGCAGCGCACGCGCCGCGACCTCGTAGGCGACCGTGAGGACCTTCGTCGGCACCGGACTGGGGTCGCCGACGATGTCAGTGATGAGCCCGTTGGTGAGCTGCACCACCAGGTTCGCGGCGGCGATGTCGGTGATCTCGACCCCCGGGTAGGAGGCCAAAGCTGGACGCGTGATGAACTCGGTCATGCCTTGACCTCCTACCGGTGGGAGTTACTTGGCCGCGGTCTTCTTGGCCGGAGCCTTCTTGGCTGCGGCCTTCTTGACCGGTGCCGCGGACGGCTCGGGGGTGCCGCCGACCACGACCTCGGCCGGGTCGACCGGCTCGTCGACGTCGGGCTTGTCGCCCCACGCCTTCGGGTTCGTGATCTGGTCGGCGACCTCCTTCGGCGGCGTGGAGCCGGCGGCGTAGTACACGCCGCCGACCCACACGTTCGCCGTCAGATGCCGCGCCATCAGAGGACGTCCGCGACCATCGCGAGGTTCGCGTTGGCCAGAACGGGGAGACCGATGGCGTCGGAGATGACCTCGATGCCCATGGGGGGCTTCGGGTTCCGGTACACGCCGGCGACGAGACCGGGCTGCTCGGCGTCCTCGAGACCCCAGTCGGAGTCGGTGGAGGTCAGGGTGCGACCGATGAACGTCGCACCCAGCTCCGTGCCCATGTCGTCGTTCGGGTCGACCGGTGCCGGCAGGAACAGGATCTTGTCGTCGGCGATCACCTTGGTGGAGACCCCGTCGACGGAGACCCGCCGGTTGTAGGTCATGATCGGCGGCAGACCTGCCGCCTCCACGATGGCGTTGACGTCGTTGATCGTCGCCGGCCGCGACCCGCCGTTGAGCAGCTGGGTCGAGAACTGGTCGAGGTTCGCGATCGAACGCAGCACGCGGGTCGACATGAGGGCCACGCCCGGCTTCTCGCCGTTCAGGTCCTCGTAGGCGTCGGTCCACGTCTCGAAGTCGGCGAGCGCATCGGCCGTCGTCGTCGAGTACAGCGTTCCCGCGGACACCGACATCGACGAGTCGCGACCGAAGTCGTCCTCGGTCTTGAAGTTGTCCTGGTTGATCGTCGCCTTGCCGGTCGCGAGGACGATGCCACGCATCCGCTCGAGCTGGTCGACGACCGAGCGCACGACCACGTCGGTCGTGTTCTGGATGGTCGCGAGCGCCTGCGCGTCGGAGACGTTGCCGCCCCGGGCACGCAGCTGCTCGTACTCCGACACGGGGATGTTCTGCCCCAGTGCCGGCAGCTCGAGGGTGACGCGCTTGCCGCCCTTGCGGGTCCCGATCTCGGGCTCCGCGTCGTAGGCGCGGAACTTCGCCACGTCGATCAGGCCCGTGCTGCCTGCCACGAAGCGGGCGACGACGTCGGCCACCTCACGGTAGGGCAGCCAGCGCGCCAGCGTGCCCTTGCTCGCCTCGTAGTCGGCGAGGCTTGCCCGCGCGTACCCGGTGAGGGTCGCGGGGTCGATGATGTCAGTCCACAGCATGTCGACTCAGCTCCCTCAGATGTAGACGATCGTGGTCGCGGCGGCCTTGGCCTCAGCGACGGGGGCGGTGAACGCGTCGGTACCCATGGGCACCTTCGCGGCCTTGACGCGACCGTGGTCGAGGAGCGGGACAGCGAAGTCCCCGGTGCCCTCGATCCGCTGGTCGGTGAAGAGGTGGCCGGCGAGCACGCCGGCACCTGTGGTGGTGGCTTCGGCCGAGGTGTACGGCACGAGGAGCCCGCCCACCTTGGCGCACGGCGTACCCGAGGGGATGAACCCGTCCGGGTAGTTGTCCGTGGCGTCGAAGGCGCTGAAGTCCAGGGTCTCGGTCCGGCACTCGTGGATGCCGTGTGAGGAACCGAGCCAGGACTGGTCACCAGCGCCGAAAGACTCGCTCTTGAGACGAGGCATATCGGTGTCTCCTTGTCAGGATTCGGTGGTCGTGGTCTTCTTCCGACGGGAGTCGAACATCGCTTGGCCGGCTGATACGCCGGATGCGGTGGCGGCCTGTCGCCGCCCTGCACCGATGTCGAACCCGCTGCCCGTTCCCTTGCCGGCTGGGGCGAGTTTCCCGGCGATGGATCGCACCTTGGCGGTGTCGATCTCGCCGGTGTCCTTCACGACCTTCGAGAGATCGAGTGTGTCGATCAGGTCGCTCTGGTCGTTCGTGTCCGGGTCATGCCCGAGCGCGAACTCGAAAGCCATCCGTGCGGCAGCGATGGACGCCGTACGGGCGCCCTCGGACTGTCCGGACTTCTTGGCTTCCGCGACGGCCTTCTCCTGGTCCGTCATGGTCTGGGTGCGGAGCTTCTCGAGCTCCTGCTGAACCTCGGCTGGGGTCTTCCCGAGCTTCGTCCACTCGGTCGCCCGCTCCTCGTGCTTGCGCGCCTGATGCTTCCAGTACGCGGTCTGCTCGGCCGGCTTCATCTCCGCGACCGGGGTGTCCTTGGGGAATCCGAGGTCGTTCTTCGCGGCGTCCGCAGCAGCCTTCGCGTCTGCCTCTGCCTTCGCTGCAGCCGCATCCGCAGCAGCCTTCGCGTCGGCGGCAGCCTTGGCGTCGGCGGCAGCCTTGGCGGCTGCGTCGTCGTCCTCGGCGCCACCCATGATCGGCCACATGACGCGACCGTCCGGGCGGACCCACAGTGCACGCAGCGGCTCACCGGTGATCGGGTGCCGCTTCGTCGCGTGGACAGGGAGCTTGAACAGGTTCATCTGGTTCCCCTTGTCAGGTGTGTGTGCTGCGCCCTTGTCGGGCGTCCCCACCAGTGGTGGCGGGGAAGATCAGGCAGCGTCGGCGACGATGCCGCGCAGTCGTGCGACGAGCTCGCGCTGGTAGGCGAGCGGGTCGGCCACCTTCTCGCCGGCCGCGGCACGCTCCTCGAGGCTGACGAGGACCGGCTCGACCTTGGTGAGCATCCGAGCCGCCCGCTCCGGGTCGTCCTCGAGGGCCACCTTGTTCGGGCCCCGGAACTTGTCACCGGTGCGCGCGATCAGCGGGCCAAGCTCGCCGTGCTCGTGCACGGCGTACGGCGCGGACCTGAGCTCGTCGAGCGACGTGAACCCGGTGCGGCGCAGGTCGACGGCCTTGTTCGACCCGGCGGCGTCGTACAGCTTGGCCAGGTCTTCCTCGTTGAGGTCGAACCCGGGGTCGACGTCCCCGACGATGGGGAGCACGATGCAGTTGCACGACGGCGGGTGGAGCGGCATCAGGTCGCCGGTGTTGTAGATCCGCGACGCGGCCGCGATGCACAGCCCGCAGGACCCGGTCTTGGACAGCTCGGGTCGGATCACCCGCCTGAACTGCTCGACGCCTAGCCGCTTGAGCACTTCCTGCTGCACGGCCCGGTCCTCGAGCGACAGGTCCGACAGGGCGAGCCCGACACCGCGGGCACCGGCTCGCTCGAGCGCGTCCTGGTGGCTCGCACCGGTGGCGATCGCCCGCTTGAACACCTCGGCTGGCCGGGAGTGCACGAGCCGGATCGGGGCACCGCCACGGACCGGGGTCCACAGGTTCCGCGGCAACGGCGCCGCCGGGATCCCGAGGACCGCCGCGGCAGCTTCGGCGGCGTACTGCGCCGACAGCCCCGCGGTGGTCTGCTGTGCTGCGGTCGAGAGGTCCGCCATCTCCGCGGCGAGCGCCGCGACGAGGATCGGGTCATACCAGCCGTCGAACGACAACCACGCCGAGCGGACGGTGCCGGCTGTGTTCTCCTGCAGCGACTCGCTGGCTTGGCTGAACGCCTCCACCCACACGGCAGCCTCAGCAGCAGCCTGCTCAGCGGTGGCAGCCATCACTGACCAGCTGCGGGCGCGGGAGGTGCGGGCGGTGCGGCCAGCGCGGCCTGTCGTGCCGCGAACAGCAGGTCACGGCCACGCAGCGTGCGGAGGTTCGGCACCTCGGCCGGCGCGTACTGCAGGATGTCGGTCCAGATCGCTTCGAGCGGCAGCTTGTCGCCGACTTTCGAGAGGAAGTCGGCCTGCGCCTCGAGGCTGTACCGCTGGATCGGACCCCAGATCCCTTCGATCTGTGTCACGTCGGCCCGCTCGCTGTCGCCCTGGAACGCGAACGCCAGCGACATCGTCTCGGCCCACCGCGGGTTCACCCGTGCGATCCGGTTGCCCACCTTGTAGAGGTGCTCTTCCCGCATCAGCGACGCACCCTCAGCGGACCCGTTCGCGGCGTCCGGGGTGATCGTGTGCAACGGCTGCGACTTCGCCGCGGCGAGCCGCTCGAGGTCCTTCTGGATCGACGTCACGATCGGGCCGACGTCGATTGCCGTGGACTCCCAGAACTCCACGTCCCCGGGGACCTGCCACATCTCGTCCGGCGACGCGGTGAACATGTCGGTGTAGTCGATCTCTTCGCCGGTCGCCTCGTCGGTGTCGGGCAGGTTCTTCACGGCACGCTGACGGAACGCCTGGATCTTCGAGATCCACCACTCGTTGAAAATCTTGTCGTTGATCCGGTTCAGGGTGTCGAGGTGCTCCTCGAACTCCCCGACGCCGCGCTCGTTCTCGAAGTGCACGATCGGGAACCGGCCACCGGGCATGGTCTGCGATCCGTTGCTGCCGTACGTGTCGTCCCATTCCCAGCCGGACTTGTCGAACCGGAATGTGCCGGTGGTGAACGTCGTGCGGCCCTTCTTGATCGCACGCCGCACCACGCCGCCGGGGAAGAACACGTACGCCAGGTCCGCCGAGTCCCAGTCGTCACGGAACGCCTTGTACCCGTACTTCGGCCGGCCGGTGACCGGGTCGTCTGCGGTGATGGTGAACCGCGGGTCCTCGGCCGTGATGATCGCCGGTTCACCGCTCTTCGCCGGCGGGGTCGTCATCGTGTACCCATCGCCGTAGCTGAGGAAGTAGTCGTGCACGTCAGTGGCCACGATCGTGAGCCCGGACGCGCGCATGATCTTCCGGGCTTCGGCGTCGCCTAGCTCGTCGTCGGCCGCGGATGTCCGGAAGTCGCGGAGGTCCATCCGGTTCCGGGTCGAGCAGATCAGCAGGTCGGCGATGTTGAGCCGGCCGGTGCGGACGAACTGCCGGACGTACGGCTTCCACCCGGCGTGCACCTTCGACAGCGGCGGGTCACCGCGACGGTAGTCGTGCAGCAGGTCGAGCCCGGGCCGCAAGTCACTGGTCTTCGTGGACTCGAGGTCCCAGATCCGGCCACCAGCCCGTCCGGTCCGGCGCTCGTGCAGCATCCGCGCCAGGTTCTTGAACGCCTTGCCTTCGGGAGTGTCGACGTCGATCGCCACGCGGCAGCTCCCTTCGTGGTCAGCGGAGACGCCGCACTCTCGTGCTGCGTCGCTTCGGGGGTTTGGCGCCCTGCTTGAGCGCCTCGAGCCGCGCCTCCCAGGACAGGATCGCGGCCATCTGTGCGTCGAACTTCCGGTCCGGGTGGAGCTTGCAGAGGATGTGCAACCGCTGCGGTGGCTCCTGGTCGTCGAAGAACGGGGTCGGGGCCTTGCCGGCGGCGGCCATGTGCGCCGCGAACGTGGGCTCGAGCTCGTCGTTCACGAACGTGACGGCCCGGTCATCGAGCGCCTCTCGGTACCGCCGGATCGCGTAGGCCATGATCTTGATGCGGTTCGTCCACCACTCTTCGACCGACTCGTACTTCCCGGCCCACGAACCCATGGTCTCGGTCCAGTACGGCGGGTCACCGTTGAACCGCCACACCACCATCGTCGACATGAGCTCGTCGACGGACTGTGTGACCTGCGCCTCGGGGATCTCCCAGTTCGGGTCGTCCGGGTCTTTCTCCCAGATCGCCCAGAGCTTCTGCCGGCCGGTCGGTATGTCGGTGATAACGATGGCCGTGGAGTCGCGCCGGCGCGCGCCGTCGAACCCGGCCGTGACGAACGACCCCTTCGCGATGACCTGGTCGGTGAGGAGGTTGTCATCGTTGTGCGGGTCGCGCAGGTTCGGGTCGAACGCCTGCTCGTTGGACCGCACCCACCGGTTCAACCAGACCCGCTCGAGGTACTGCAGGTCGGCGCCCTTGCGGTCCCACTGCGACGCGATGTCGTCGAACTGGCCCGGCCCGTACTCGCCGACCGGCCCGGTGGCTTCGGAGACCGCGGCGATCCGGTCGGCCTTGGTCTTGAGCTCGTTGTGCGATCCGCCTGCCCAGCGGCAGAAGTACCACAGCTTCGGGTCGTCGATCTCGCCCTTCGCGATCGACTGCGCTTCCTCGTGGAGATCCTCGGCGATGCTGCCCTCACCTGGTTCGCCGGCGGTCCCGACGTACAGCGACCACGGGTCCTCGAGAGGCCGCTTCGACATGTTGCCGAGCATCGTCTCGTGGGCCTTCTTCTGCCGCGGCAACGACAGCCGGTGCGGCTCGTCGAACCCCTGGAACGTCGTACGCGCACCGTCACGTGCACCCGGCGAGTTCGACAGCGCGACGGCCTTGCCGTCCGCACGGCCTGACGGGGAGAGCCGCACGATCCGGTCGAGCGTCGCATCGAACAGGTCCGCGTCGGGACCCTCGGTCACCATGTAGAACAGCGCACCGTAGGCGAGCTCTTCGACCTGCTCCACGGTGACCGCGAGCAACGGGATGTACGGCGCCTTCACCGGCCGCCCGACCGGGTTGCCGTCGACGTCGAACCCATCGCACCGGACCGGGCCCTCGGAATGCAGCTCGGCCTCGGCGATCCAAGCCATCAGCTCGGTCTTGGCCAGCCCCTTCCGCACCGAGTACCCGGCCCGCTTGAACCGGCGCCGGCCCGCCAACGGATGCCCCTTCGGGTACACCTCGTAGAACGAGTAGATCGCCGCACGCTTGTCGTCGTCGAGCACCGCCGGCTCACCCTGCAACGACCCGGGCCCGAAGATCATCCGCTCTTCGATCAGGTCACAGACTTGCGGACCCAACGTCGGCCAGGGCTCCTCGGGATCCCAGGCCGGGACGACCAGGAGCGCCACGTCAGTTCACGAGAGACAGACCCGCACGCGGGTCTGTCGGCGTACCTCCGCTGGGCTGCTTCGTCGTTCCGGTCTGCTTGCCGGCGCGGCGCTGCTGCCCCTTGGCCTTCGCCTCGTCAGCGGTCTCGATCGTCCACTCGAGCCGACGCCGGTCGTACGGCGTCAGACCCAGCGACGCCCGCTGCTGCCGGAACTCTGCCGCTGCCTTCTGCCGGGCCGTCGCGGTCTCCCCGGACCACATGTCGTCGTAGAGCATCGCGCACACGAACACGTTGTGGATGTCGGAGTCGTGCCACTCCTTCGACATCGGTGAGGACCACACGTCGGCCCACCACTGCTCGGTCTGCGGATGCCACCCGGCGGGCCGCTCCGGAAGAGCGGGGATCGGCGGCAAGTCGTCGTCGGCGAGCGCCTTCGCGAGCTTCGCCTTCCCGCCAGTGCGGGGGAGCTGGTCGTCCTCGGGCCGTTCGTCGTTCCGCACGTCGACCTCGGCACGCAGCTGCGGCAGAGTCCACGTCGAGTAGTCGACCACTTCGACGACCGTCAACGTCGCCGCGGTCGACGCCTTGTTCGCGCGAGCTCGGGTCGAGGGATGCTTCTTCTTCGCGGGCATTCGGGGCCTCCCTTGTCGGGATGGTGGGTGCCCTTGTCGGGCTGGGGTCAAGCTCTCGAGGCGCGGCCGCGGATCCGGCCAGGCGCCCCGGTGTTGCAGTTGACGTGCTCCGGCGCACGAGGCGCCGAACACTCCGCGTCCGGATGGCCGAGGTGCCAGGGCTTGTCCGGGTCGATCAACGTGTTCGAGAACCGGCGGCACTTCTCACCACGCCGGCAATGCACACCGCCCGCCGCGACCTTCGGCTCCCACGCCGCCCGCGCCGACTGGTGTTCAGCGTCGTACCTGCCCTTCGGCCGAAACCGGTTCGACGGCAGATGGACCGGGCACGGCATCCGCTCGTCACAACCACCACGACCGCAACGCTTCGGAGCTCGAGGCATCAGTCCTCGCCGTCGAGCCGCGACCGGATCAACGTGCCCTCCGCCAACCGCATCATCCCGAGCGCCTCGGCCAACCCGATCTCGTCGCCACCCGCAGTCACCGCGATCACGTGATCGACGACGTCGTCCTCACGCATCACCCGCGTGATGATGACCTGCTGCAACACGAGCTGGTCCGGATCATCCGGAAGACCAGGATGCTCGATCATCAGGCCCGCCCGTCCAACGCCTCATGTACGACGACCCATCCGTCGGGGACGCACTCCACGGTCGGACCACACACGCACCCGAACCCGAAGTGCTGATGCTCGATCTCGTCATCGACCGGCGTGATGTGGACGATGTTCCGCTCGGTCCGCGAGTACGTGTCGAGTTTCATCGCGACCATCCCTCCCGGTATGCGTCCGCGCCGGCCGGACGCCGACGCACCCGAGGGTCCCGGCTTCCCTCCCGCAGAGCCCGCCGGTGAAGATCAATCGCCCCGCCACGCCGCCCCGCACGAGAGTTGTGGGAACCGTAGGCAGGTCATTTTGCAGAGCCCACCGGTCGGTGGCGTTGGGCGGGATAGGG